ATCGTTGCCGCAATCCTAGAAATCTCTTTTTTGACATATATCATCAACCTACGAACATTAATTCGATCCAGTGCCGAGGAAGTCTGTTGTAGCGTCTTCTGTCCGAAGATTACAATGCCTTCCGCGGGGAACTTGGCAATTGGATTGATGTTATTCTCATAAAGATCATCTCTCTTGCTGGACGTAAGTCTTTCGACAACTCCAACAACTGGGAGCCCAGCAGAACCGGCTCCTGGGCCGCTTAGTCCGCCTCTATTGAAGCCGGCTGGTGCGAACCAAAGTTCAGCAACTGCTTCTGAACTTCCAAAAGTTCCAAGAGCAACGACAGATGGCGGAACATAAAGCAGTCTATCTGATTTAGTATCTTTTATCTGCACCCATGGGTAGTACGCACATGCATAGCTGTTATTGAGATCTCGTGTCTGAATGTTTGTCACCGTAGTAGAAACAGATCCAAGTCGGGTTGCATAATCAGATGTATTCTCTGTATAGGGAGTATAGTCACCTTCAAGATCTATGATGCCAAGAGCATCTGCTCTTTCTTGGCATGTTTCTATCACTTGATCTGTCAAGGCAACCTTAGTAATTCCTGGTACCACCAGAATGTTGCATTCGACGGCCTCCGGATCTTCAACCGTGTATATCGACCTCTGAATTGTGTTAAACATGGCATTGTTCGTTGCAGTCGAGGCGCCAGTCCACTGAGAGTTCCGGAAAGGTTCCGGCTCAGTAATGTCTAGGCCGTCGGTGCCGCCATACATCGGTGCCCAGAACTGACGGATATGTTCAAGTACAGACTTGTAGCTGCTGTTCTGTGCGGTGAGAGAGAGGCCGGTCTTTCTAGAGCCAGATTGGTGGTAATATGGCACCGCGCTGCTGCTAATCTGATCGAGCGAGAAGGCCCAAGAATATTCGGTATTTGTAGGTGCGCCTGAGATTGTATCGAAACGCGTGACGGTGGAGTCAATCGGTAAACCGATGGTATAGTCTCCATATCCAGAATCAGCGCGTGAAGTTGTTGACAGCCTAGTTGTTTGGACTCCAAAATATGCCTTTTTGCCCAATCCGTCACCAGCATCATTTGAGCTAGATCTCATAGCAGGACCAGGGAATACCCAAGATCCAGAGAAAGCATGCACGCTTAATACGGCACTATGGGGGTTTGCAACTATAATAGCATCCTTCGATGTGGCCGATGACTTTGCAAAGCCTACTCCGCCGCTGGCGAAACAAGCGGCGTATCCAGCCGAGGCGCCACCGGTGAAGGCAGATGTCTTCAGTAGATCAGACGCCACTTCAAATCCGGTGCCCACCGAGAGGACAGATGCTATATTTCCGTGGGCGCCGCGGGCGTCCATGGTAAGAGTAACTTTGGAAGTAGTTGAGCCAATAGCCGCAGTTAAACCAAGCGTTCCAGCCGCAAGAAATGATTCTACCGCGTTGCCGCCATAGCCTATATGAGCGTGGGTGGCACCATTAATGGCGTTGACAATCGCAGTGGCCGCCTTGGGGGCATCATCTGCGTTAGCGATGTCAATTCCCCAGTTGTTGGCATTGCTGAGGGCGGCGACCGCGGTTGCGTCGGCCACGAAGATGATTGCGTGAGCGGTGGCGTCTCCGCCTGCCGCGGCAGGAAGTGTTATTGTGAATGTATCATTTTCCGCAACACCTGTGGTGACAATCGCATCGACCAATGTGGCCTGAACATCGGACTCTTCCCCTAACGGGGTGAGCGATTTTGGCCTCAAAGTATTCGAGCCAGATGCATATGAGAAGCCCACAGAACGAACCGGACCATATACGCCAAATGGCAAGCAAGACTCGTTGACTCCACCATCTTTGACTGCTGGATTCATCTCTATACGAATGTATTTGGATTTATTTGCGTATTCTCCATTTTCGGTGTGGATCTTGTTCGCGTCAGACCAAGTAAGATACTTGTCGCCAACCTTGTATGCAACATAGTCAGGCGATTCTGGGTCAAGTGAACATTGGGTAAATTTTTCTAGCGCCTCAGACTTCGCAACCTTGTCATATGTCGAAGCCGGGTAGACTGAGACAGAGAAGCTACCCCATTTTGATGTGGGGGTGGTCGCTGCACGGATATCCTCAATAGCAATCTTAAGATTTCCGTTTGCCCATGCGCCGTAATCTAAAGCATGGAACTTAAATAGTTTGGTAACGGTGCTATAGGCGTCATACGCTGTGTTGAGGCCGAAGTCCTGAGAGAAGTACCAACTAGTCTGAGCATTTTGCCATGCACCTTTCCTATCGTGCCATCCAGCGGCTGTGCCGCTCATGAGTGGAAGAATCATTCCCCACTGATCTGCTCCGCTAGTATTGTCGGCAGCAGCGCGTTCGAATGTTTCCCCCAGCCAGTATCTATTCTCTCCAAACGAGAGACTTGTGGTGTCGGTAACATCACTATTCGTAAGACTCGGGGTTGTATTGAAGACCCTTCTTATGTAGTTAGGGCTGTTTACATCAAAGTTAAATGTGCCAAAATCATAAGCCTTAGCCATTTCATCCTCGCCGTCCGCGTGATACAAAGATGCTTCAAACTGATTTTGTGCTGAAGACTTGATAAGTATGCCGTTTGAGCCAGTGTCAAGGTGGTCTGCTCCACCTGCTGTGCCCCTAACGGTACCAGAAAGGACCATCTGTGATCCTTCATCAATATACCAAATCGCGGCGAGAGTCCCGGTATGGTGCGAATCAATAGCGCCAGAATTAATAACAAACAAGCCGACAGCTCCGCCATTATCTAGGGATACCGCGCTTGGTGTGGTTTTCGTAGTCGACCAGCCAGATGTAGTACTAGCTGCTGCGGTATTGTCTTCTCCGAGTAAACGAACTATGGTGGCAGGGGCGGTACCAGCAGCAAGCCATGCTTTAGCGGCATAGCCGGCATAAGTTGGGCCAGTAAAAGCTCCGGATCGCCATGCGTCTCCGTCGACAACGCCGCCTGCATGTACATCGCCAAAGATATCTATGAACTCAGAATAAGATCTAACCTTCACGGGCCTCATTGCCGGTCCCTTTCTTGTTCTTCCGATAATAACGGGTCCCATGACCTCTGGTGCTATGGGGTTTTGTGATTCATCAACTTCACTAAGAAATATTCCGGGCGAGATGAATGTAAATTTGTCAATTGCCATCTATATGTCTCCTCAAAGATGTGACTTGCACTTCGTGCTTTTCTCATTAATAAATAGTATTTTGTTTCCCGAAAGCCAAAACAAGATTTGATATTATGCAATTAAATAACCCAGCGCTCAAGTTTCTAACAGTTTTTTACCATCTTGAGTCTCTTTCTCCCCAAGCGTTGCGCGTTCTCTTACTTGGATGAGTGTTACTGCATTCTCCCTTATTGATATTTTGGGGCGCTCTTCGTTTGGGCCAGATCCCAACAAGTATCCTAAAATTTTTGCCTGAATCGTTGTCTGATATGTCCTCTCGTTCGTTGACATATTAACAATATTATTTGCTTGTCCAAAGTCGCCTTGGATGAATCCTTCAAACTTATGCCCCTCATTGTTAATAAAAAAGTTATCAATTTGGCCCGTATTTACAATAAATGGCGTTAATATCTCGTTAATTTGCTGCTGATATTCTGCCCTTATTTGAATACTATACATCAAAGATATGTAGGTTGGGGTTGGCATAGATATCGTCTCATATACTGTTAATCTTTTATTTGCTGGGAAGTTGTAGTCTTTAAACTCCCGATGAGAGAACGCATTTTTGAAATTCGATGTCTTAATCTGCCCTATTCTTCTTGATGTGGTGATGGCGCCTCCCTTGGCGTCATTCTTATTTGGTATGTGAGCCCATGCAACGCCCTTAAAGTTCGAATCCTTATTAACAGACTCTCTCGAAACAGTTATGATGGGCAGCTTTAGTACGCCGCTCGAATCTCTAACATCCTTATCTTTTTTTAATTGATGGGCGCGCTCAGAGCCGGCCCATATCGTTGGAACCTTCTTCCATCCCTTGTTTGTTGTCGCAGAAATGTTCAACTCTTCATCTAGCCATTTAAATAATGCTGCATCTATCGTCTCAAGCGTTGATGGCATGAACTCTATCTCTTTCAGGTTGGCATCCGAAATAGCAGAGCCGGCGCCTGCTGCGGTTGGGCCGGTGAATCCTAATATTTTACTTTTAACTCCCATCAAAAAGTCCCTCTCTAGCTCTGCTACATGTAGCTGTTATTTCAAGCTTATGATCCGTTTGTCCAAAAAGCTGTCGGGGCTCAGACAAAGACATTATCTCATAGTATATATCTCCGTACAACACGAAATCACCCTCTCTCACATAAAGATCCTGATCTTCTGTCAACCTTCTTTTGTGAAAGTTCACTGAAATTGATGACTCTTTGTCTAATCCGAGGGCATCGGCGTTTGTAGTTTCTAGTCCATTCCAAGATACAAGGGCATAAACTCTCACTGGAGGGAGAAATGTTTTTTCAATTGCCTCGCCATATAAACTATGATAATTTGTTGTCACTATGTCAATTGGATAATAAACTATAGTTTGGCCAATAACATTTTCGATTAACTCATCATTAACCTGTTTAACAAGATCTCTTTCTTTCTTTCCAAAGAACAGCGGAGGGGGAGGTGCTGATGGCTGATTCCATTCATTACTCATATCTCACCTCCTATCCTTGATAAATTAATAGCGGAATATCTTCCAAAACTTTTTTTGTTGCGTCCATCATCGCAGCGTCTTTCTCGGCGAGTGCTCGATATGTCATTTCGTCAAGTATTGTTTTTAACTCTTCCTTAAGTGACTGTATTTCGCTGCTTGCCATACTGGCCAGATCCGCGGCGTTTAATGTTACTGATTCTCCTGGAATTGGTATTGATCCGAATTTTCCCCTAACTTGTGACAACATAGCCATGGAAATAGCCAACGCATATCGACGAATCCAATGTTTTCCTATGGCATTAATGTTTTTATACGGAATATTATCAAAAGGCAAAGCATTCATGTTGTTGATGCCATCGGCACCAAACTTTCTATCACCATCTTCTGCCCAGCCATCTGTCTCAACATTAAACTGCACCCACATGTGCTTGGGGGTCTCTCCGCTTGGAATAGGAAATATTCTAAGCTTGTTGTTATAAAGTTCATAAGAGAAGTGAGATAGTCTTGTCCACATGTGATCTTCATAGGCCATGGCCTGCAACTTATTGTGCCACGCAGGGATCAACTCAAATGTTGTATCGTCAGCATATTGTCCATAATTGTTCAAGTTGCCAACAACATTTAGTCCGCCGTAATATCCATAAAAACGCCAAACAGATTGTGGGGTCCTGTAGAACACTCTTCGAATAGTAACCTTCTTGTTACCAATCAATCCGGCGAAATCTGGCGTGTCGCCTGTCGCCGAATCCGTTCCTCCGGATCCGCCAGCGTCTGCTATAATTGTTTGCAAGTCATAATCCTGTTGGGCAGCCTTAAGTTCAAACGATGCCGAATACATAGTTGCAATGCCACCAATTCCGGCCTCTTCGGAAACTCCGTCTCCTATTCTTTTGGCATATCGGAATTTAAATTTAGGATAAGATAAGTTAACATCTTGTCCTTCTGCATCTCCCCCCGTCATTTGTCCATCGTGATCAAAGGTGCCAGTGGACATGCCAAGAAGATCGGACAAAACATTCTTTGCTTGATGAATGTTTATTTGATAAGAATACTCTAAAACCGCTTCTTCATAAGAAGCATAAATGTTTCCTGGCGTTAACTCAATATCAAGAATATCTCCACCTAATTTCTTATAGGTGAAGGCAACCTGATCTGATGCTCCTTTGGAGAAATTTATATCATAAAGAGCAGCATCGGAATCAGCATA